AATACTGCTACACATTCGTTGGTTGGTAAACCTTCTGCCCTTAATGTAGATGCCGCATTGAAAATAGATGCCGCATTAATTGCACCTGTACCGTCTCCCAATGTAACTGAGAAACCGTCAAATAATGCAATCAGGTCTTGGTCCATTTTCTTTGCAATACCTTCACCAAATAATCTACCAATATCTGCTGCAACATTTCTTGGTGCAGAATTTCTTGCTAGATCGGTTAATGTAGTCATAACGCCTACTTCTGACGCTGTTATAGTCACAGATGTAGGATTTACAGCTGTGTTTGATAGATCGGTTGCTTCATTTACACCTGCTGCAGCAATTGCAGAATAAATCGGTACTTCTACTGATTTTCCGCCACCTGCAATGGTGTAATTTTTTACTAAGTTCTTCATAATAGATTGCTCTTGAATTACGAACTCAGCCTCGGCAACGATCTCTGTATATAGTTCACTAAGTGTACTACTTGTGCTTTCATTTGCCATTTTTTATCTTTCCTTATTTATTTAGGTTTATAACAGTGACCTTATCCCTCTCTTGCTTATACTGTTTGTATTTAGCTCGATCTTCGGGTTTGGTCATATCTAAGTCCGAAATATTTAAAGTCGTATTCGTATTTGACTTACCCACATTTGCAACACTTCCACTTCCAGAGGGAGTTGCGCTTTGAAAGTGTGCGTTCTGTGTTAAAAACTCTTGTACTGCCTCATCAACAGTTAGTAGTTCTCCGTCTTTGTTATATCTAGGTGTTCCAGATTTATCAAGTACTTCTACCTTACCATCTTTATTTAATTGTACACTACCCTTCATTAAATCTTTAATTTGATCTGGGTTAATTGCTTTGTGCTTTGAGGCAGAATTAATTAACTGTTTATCTACTCTTTCGTTTTTGAGTTCAGTTTCTAATTTTGAAAGTTTTTCGTTATATTCTTGAGTTTTCTTTTTGATTACTTCGTCAAACTTACCTCGTTCAATCTGCTGTTCTTCTTCTGCTTTTCTTCTTTCTTCTAAGGCACTTTTGACATCATCAAGTGTATTTACGCCAAGATCATTCAAAATTTTTTGTTCTTGTCTATAAAGACGTTCTTTGACAACTTTATCAATATCAACTTGTTTTGGTTGTGATTGTTCAATTGGTTGTTCCGTAGGTTCTTCTACTGTTTCTGTTTTTATTTCTTCCACCTGTTCCGTTTTATTCTCGTCAGACATATTTGATAACTCCTTAATTGTTATTTATTTAAGGAATATATAAAAAAAACCTATTCTTCAAGTATGTTTTCCCACTCTGGATTATAGATAGTAAAACTATGCCTACATCTATAACCACCTCTATCTATAAAAGGGTCATTACCTGATTTGCCTTTCCACCTTTGATTTTGCCATAAATCTCGTGCCTGTTGCTCTGTAAAAATTCTTCCCATAGTTCTTGCACAAAAATTTCTAGTTGTATCTATTCGTGTACCTGCATATTTGAATTGTTTTATTCCTGCTTGATCTGCTTTATATTTTATGAATTGTCCGTCAAATTTCATTACACTATCATGTGCATATAAACCTGCATATTTACGCATATTTTCACCAAGAATATCGCTACCATATTTACTTGCTAATGTAGATTTTGCTAATGCAACTCTTTTAAGAATGTTTGCATTATCTGAATATCTGTTTTTTTCAATAAATCTTACCAATCTATTTATAGCATTTTCACTACTGCGTTGGTAAACACCATTTATTTGACCTGCAATATTTTTAACCATTTCATTAAATGATCTGCCAATGAGTGCAGATTGATAAACCTCATTTGAAATTGTGTCTAAAAATCTATTGGCAATATCTTGAAATCCGCTAAATGAAAGAAATTTTAACTGTGTAATAACCTCTAAATCTGTTTTTTGTAATTTTATTATCTATTGGGAGCTTTTTAATAACCCTTTGGTATTCTATAACAATTTGGTCATATTCTTTTATTATTGCGTCAGCCTCTTTTAGAAAAACACCCTGTATTAATGTTTTGATTTTTGGTCTATATGAAATCGCAAACTGTGTATTAAAATTACTGCCACCATTTGTTAATGTGGTTAGTTCTTCTCGTATTCTATCTTCTAAGGTTTTAAGAACACCTATAATTCGTTCTTCATGTGTATCAATTAATTTGTTTATTATGGCTTGTTTTGACATTCATTATAAAGGGAAATTTTTTTTCCATGCCCTTATTGACCAATAAGCAGGTGACAATGTTTTTTGACCTTTAACTTGTTTTAAAACACCACCCATTCTTGCAAGAAATGATCTTTGTCTTGCAGGATTATTTTTTTTTATAGACATGCCTCTAAAACCAAATGTGACTTTATTTATTTTACCTGTTGATTTGTTTTTTACAAAAACACCAAATTTTTTTGTTTTAGATTGTGATGCAGAAAGTCTAAATGGTTTGTTTAATTTAACAGACCTACCTCTATATTCTGCCATTATTTACCAACCGACCTCATGGCTTTATTATGTGCAGAATTAAAAGTAGCACCTTTTTTCATAGCATTGGCCATTGATCTCATGTGTTTTAAAGTATGATGTCTAGCATGAGACTTCATAGTTTTCTGTTGTCTTGGTGACAAATCTTTTATGATGTTTTTTATTGATGCTACTTTAACCATTATTTTTTTTTCTTCTTTTTCTTTTTCATTTTCATTTTCTTAGGTGGTCGTCCTGTTTTTGAGCCATAAGACCCTTTTCCATAAGGCATATTATTTTCCTTTCTTCTTTTTTTGTTTTTTAAGTATGGCTTTTTGAAGAGCCATTGGTAGTTTTTTTTGTTTTTTTGTTAATGCCATTACCTATCCTTTCAAAATAATGTTTTGAACATAATAGTTCTAACATACCAAATCTATAATTAAAACCGAATGATGCAAATTTACCACAAAAACAAATTGAATTTTTATTGTGTTCCTGGTGAGTCCAATTACAAAACTGTTGTATTGAAACAGTTTTGCCTTTTACTTCTTGCGTCTTTTTTTTCGTAGGTCTAAATCGTGTTTACGACTACCTCTTAAAAATGAGTTTACCCTACCCATTGCCCAAGCCGCCATAGGCACTCTACGACTACCACTTGATAAAAAAGCGCCTTGACCTCTACGATATACTTTTGCCAATGTTCCGTAGGTATATCTTTTTGATGCTTTTGCTTTTCTTTGTAATGTTGCCTTTACACTAGCAGATATTGGTTTTGCTTTTACCATTATGCTTTTGTCCTTGATTTTAATAATGATAACGGAATTCGTTTACCTGCCTTATATAATGCAGATACTCTTTTGATTAATGATGCTCTTCGTGATCTTTTTGCACCTTTGAGGCCAGATAGATACTTTTTAGGTATCTTTGTTTTTTTATCTTTTGGTACTTTACGTTTCGGCAATTTCTTCACCTTCTATTTCTTCAGTTGCAAATCGCCCAATACTTTCTGTTTTTGCCATTATTTCATTATCAATAGATGCAATTTTTTCATCATCATCAACAACTGCCCTTGCAATTTGTTTATCTACCTCTTTTAAGAATGTATCAGACTCAACACCACTAGCCTTTGCCATTTGTAAAAACTGTAAATCACTAGCGTAGTCGCGCAGAATTCTTTACCTTGCCACTCTGCAAATAACTTCCATATTTGTTCTTCTGCATTTTGTAAATAATCTGCTTTTTCACTTAATCTTGCATTTAAAAGTTGAAACTCTGTTTGAAGTGCTATTCCTGATTGTATTCTTGCCTCTGTTGCTCTGATAGCACCCATGTGTGTTATTCTATTAATAGCCTCTACCTTCATGTTTATATTATTCATAATTCCGTCAAGTGATTGTGAACTTGGTTGGATTAAATAAGGTTTTAAATTACTATCTAAGTCACTTGGCATTTCAATAACAGAACCTGCACCTGCACTTGCCTCGACTTCTGGTGTTTTAACTAAACTTGGGTGATTTGATAGACGAATAAGTTGTTCGATTTCTGAATAATCGTTATAAATTCCTTTTTGTAATTCTGCAACATCATTTAGATCAGATATACCAATACCTCGTCTTTGTGATTTTTGATTATATAAAATTACTGCAGGTATTTTACCAAGTTCATTAGGCATTTCGTCTTTCAATATTGGCTTTGTTGTAGAGTAACCTTTTGTAAAATCTTTAACCATATATGTTGTGATTTCTTCCATACTCCAAACTCTTATTGTAGCCATATCGTCAAATAAATCTTCTAATAATGTTAATGAAGTAAGTACATATTTACCATTTAACGATCTTTCAAAATTCCAATTAAGTACATTTTCTGGGGTATAAAGACT